AATAACATATTGTCAAAGTCATACCTTAATAATATATCGTGAGAATCATTTTTTTTCAAAGTTATCACTGTATTTTTGAAAACTGTTTCATCAGGACTTAACCTCATACTCTTTATCTCATAATCATCTACCTCTAATTCAAAATTAACATTCACTTCTATTGGGGTTCCAGCTATGACTCCAGTAGGCTGATCAATACCTAACGCATAAAGAGGCACTCGGGGCGTAGCTATATTTACATCAAAAGAGCTTACTCTATTAGTGCTAAAAGTATCTAAGTTTATCTCCATAGACCCATAACTAGTAATATTTAAGCTAGGAGACGTGGATGAAGTCTGCTCCCATGAGTCAAATTTAGCCCCTGTTCCAAAGTTTCCATAAATCACTGAATTAGTTGAAGTCTCAGGAATTTGCCCAATACCACACTTAACTGAATAGGTTTCTAAATACCCTTCTGTGAAGTAAAACTGCTTAGCTCCATAGTCCACAACCCCACTAAAAGGGAAAGTCCCCGTAAAATTTTGCATCAAATCCCTAGAATATCCTGCATTCGGAGGTAAAAGCTGAGTTAATATTGTACCCACCTCTAAATTAGCCTGTTGAGGACCTTGTGGGTAGTAATCTATAGCTCCTCCTATACCTAAAGCTGTCGTAGGTTGAGCTGCTGAGCTATAAGAAGCGCTTAAAGATTGAATTCCTTGTATTCCGCTGCCGTTAATCGTGAGCTTCTCCGCTTCCCGTGTTATTCTTCCTAACATTACCTTATCTTTATTTTACACTCTTTTTTGTGTGTAATATAATAAATAAAGGATTAAGGAAAAATGGCAGATAGTATATATAACGTACCAGAGCACAATAGCAGCAATACATATGCTAAAAATGCTATAGTTTTTACGCAAGATCCCATTCAAGCAGGTACTGGAGCCCCTAAAAACATTAAATATTATTACGCGAGGCAAGCTGTCCCAGCTTCTACAACCATCACTACAACTAGTTATTGGGGAGGGTACACCACCGCAAGCGTTACTCCGGGGCCACGGAATAAAACTCTTCCTCAGTTTATTTGGACCCCTTCTTACAATTTGTCCGTTAATCAGCAACCTAAAGTAAACTCTATTGTATTAGGCAATGGATACGAACAAAGGATTCCAGATGGAATTTATAACAATTTAATTAGACTAGACCTGTCTTTTGACATGAGGACTGAGCTTGAAGCTCGAGCAATAGCTCATTTGCTTCGCGCAAGAAAAGGTTCGGGCAGTTTTGCTGTCCAATATCTTCCAGAAATTTATCTAGACACTGCAAATTACGTTAAAAGGTTTTATTGCCCAACGTTTAATACCAGTTTTGCATTTCATGACAATTATACAATTAAAGCTACTTTCGTAGAGACTAATAACTAAAATGCCCGATTTTGACAATCCTACCCCTGCTCAATTACAAAGCTCTATAAAATCTTTAAATTTTGAGCTATCTAACCTTGAACCCTCATCTATGGTCACCTTGTTTGAGATTGATGTATCAGACTTAATGAGAGACAAAGATATAAATATTCAAAGCGATGCCAAACATTTAGGTTTAGATGAAAATACTGTCAGCGACGGAATCTTAAGGTTTCATAACAATATTAAAGTATTTAATTCTTATGTCGTATGGCAAGGTAAAACCTATGTTCCCGCCCCGATCCAAGCAGAGGGTTTTGAATCAAGCAGTAGAGGGACTTTGCCTCAACCTACTCTTTCTATTAGTAGCCAGTCTGAAACAGGGAACGATCAATTAGCTCTTTTAAAATATGAAATTAGAAAAATAGGAGACCTTATTGGAGCTAAGGTAACTAGAAAAAGAACCTTCGCCAAATACTTAGACTCGGTAAATTTTGGACGTAATGCTGAAGCAAAAATTGGTCGCAACAGCAATATGCTGCCAGATGGGTATGAGCCTGATCCTTTTGCTTATCTCCCTAGTGATGTTTATTTTATCGAAAGGAAACAATCAGAAAATAAAACAATGCTTAGTTATCAACTTTCCTCTGTTCTTGATTTAGAAGGAACGAAGTTACCTAAACGTGTTATATTGGCTGATAAATGCGTTTGGCAATACCGAGGAATAGGATGTTGGTATCAGGCACCGTATGAGGACGAATTTAAAGATGACCCCTCAAACAACGAGCTGAACTACCCGACTAATGTCCCCCCTCTCTTACAAAAGGCACAAGTAAAAACTTTAAAAGCTGAAGGTTTAGGACCGGACTTGATCCCGGCCAAAAAAACTTTTGTTGCCGCTGGTACAGCATGCGGGATGCTGAAGAGAGCTGCGCCTATCGCTACGGATTCCGATGAAGAGATCGATAAGGTTATTGGAACGGCCTTAAAGGCAGATAAAGGAGAATTTGGGAAGGTGAATGGTGAACCTGCCTTCCCTAGCGACGGCTATAATAAAGGAGACTTTGTTTATATTATAAAAGATGATATTAAATATTATTTTGTGTGTCGGCTAGCCAACGGCCAAACCGGCCCTGATTCTGCTATCTCTCCCCCTAACTCTACTTACTGGGTTGCGGATGAATGCTCTAAATCTTTAACGGGATGTAGAATGAGATGGGGATCTGGATTACCAAAAAGTAAAGGGGCACAAACATTTATTGAAGGAGAAGATCAGCCCCTACGAAAAGGCAAGCTACCTTATGGAGGATTCCCCGCCGCTAAAAAAATGTCTAGGTTAAGTTAATGATTGAAGAAAATATAAAACAAAAAATAAAACACCACGCTCTAGCAGAAAATCCTAGAGAATGTTGCGGAGTTGTAGTCTCTCAACAACCTCAATCTCTTGTATTTGAATGTAGAAATGTTTCGGACACTCCTAAAAAAACTTTCTCTTTAAGCCCGGTTGATTATTTACACGCCTCACGCAAGGGTAAAATAAAAGCTATTTATCATTCTCACCCCAATGAAAATAAAACATTTTCTAATTATGATATTTTAAACAGCCAATCCCATCAACTCGATTATGTTCTTTATAACATACCTTCTGATTCTTTTTCTTTCTTTGATTATAAAAAGAATAAAACTTTTATTTATAACAAACCTTTTAAAACGCAGACCGCAGATTGCTATTCTTTAGTGAAAGAATATTACCAAAAATTAGATATAAATTTGTTAGACGAGCAAAATAGCAGGACTAACCCGGATTGGCATACCCAAAATCCGAATTTAATAGAGAAAATTTTTAAGTTAAATACAAGTAAAAACAAACATCTTTTCCATCAAGTGAATACAAACGAACTAAAAAAACATGACATTTTATCTTTTGAATTAGTGGAAGGGAAAGGCCCTATCCATGTGGGGGTTTACTTAGGAGATAACACCTTCACGCATCATCCAAGAGGAAAATATCCGTGTATTGAGCCTTTAAATAGAACTTACAAAAAAAGAATTCATTCTATATTTCGATATGAAAAATTTAACTAAAATTACAATTCATGGAGTTTTGGCTGAGCAGTTAGGACGCTCAGAATGGAATTTGTCTGTAGATAGCGTTGGAGATGCCGTAAGAGGAATCGAGTGTAACACAAAAAATTTTTTCCGGCAGTTATTGGAAAACGACAAACAAAATATTAAATACAGAGTTTTAATAAATGACCAAGATTTTGCAATTGAAGAAGGTAAAGATATAAATAGTGAGGAAGGGCTAATGTCTTCAGAACTGGTTATGAAAAAACAAGGTATTAAAACTATAGATATAGTACCGGTTATTGAAGGCGCAGGAGACTGGATTACTATTATAGCAGGAGTTTTTTTAGTGGCTAGCGGGTTAGGAGCATTCGGGGCCGGAGGTTTGCTAGGCGCTTTAGGTGGAGGCGCTATGGCTCAAAGCGCCTTGATACTTGGAGGTATAGGATTAATTGCAGCCGGGGTGACAAACCTTTTAACAGAAATGCCTAAGTTTGGAGACTTTAGAGAAATTGAAGGAGGGGGAGCTAAGTCTTATCTTTTTAATGGTCCTGAAAACACAGTTAGAGAAGGCGGCCCTGTGTTTGTAGGGTATGGAAGGCTTTTAGTCGGAAGTCACGTTATCCAAAGCTCTGCTGATGTTGTAGATATTGACGCCGAAATTAAAAAACCAAGCTCTAAATGGGGAGAAACTAAGTACGGGTTAAAATATAATATACCTAATCAAATAGACACATCTAGCTGGAATGGCTAAGGATTAAATAAAATGGGTAAGAAAAAACATAATAAATAAAGGATTAAGGAAAAATGGGAGAAAAAAAAGGAAGACCGCAAATAGTAGATATAGCAGCGGTAAGAAAATATGTTGGCTCAGAAGATGTAGCTAACAAAGGCCCTCAGTATGTTGTATCTCGTTCTTATTCAGAGGTAGTAGACCTTATTTCAGAAGGAACTATAGAGGGGCTAGCCAGCGGTAAATATACTTATAAATATGATCCATCTAATGCAACAGGATGGAAACAGGTTAATTTTGATGTATATACGGCCACAGGAACCAACGCATCAGACACGGTCATGAGTGAGGAATTAGGGTTTTTAAGGTCCGTCTATTGGAACGAAGTTCCTTTAGTTGATAAAGATGGATATTATAATTTTCCTTCTATTAACATTAATTATGTTAAAGGAAATCCTCTAGGGGACGTCCCTAAACTTGGAGCCGATTTACCCGGATACGGAGATCTTGATTCCAATGAACAACTCGACCTTTCAATAACTAGAGCGGTGGGAGAGAGACTTTACGGACCAGAAGTAAAAGGAGGAGACGCTAGCCCAACCTCTACAAAACACGCCGTATTAAAAGGCGATATAGATAAATATGCTAAAACGTAC